GACCGTGGCCACGGGCGTCGAGTTCCCGAAGCTGCCGACGGTGGTGATGAGCGCGCCCACGGTCACGACCCCGTTCGAGTCGATGTCGAAGCGCGCGCCCGCGGTCTCGTCGAACGCGGAGTCCGCGAGGACGAGTTCCACGTCGCTTATGGCGCTCGAGCTCTTCTTGACGAAGACCGACGCGATGTTGTACTGCGAGAAGACCCCGAACGTCTGCCAGATATCGGACACGCTGGCGACGGCCCCGTTCCCGACCTCGGCCACGGTGTCCGCGGTCACGGCCGTGAGGCTCTCGCGCCGGCCGAACCCGAAGGGCCCGCGCCCGGACAGGTAGCTGGTGACGCTGTTGGCGGCGACCGTGAGCCAATCCCCGGCCCCGATCACGAAGTCCTCGTCCTGGTCCACGATGCCCCCGGACGTGCGCGGGTCCAGGTAAGCGATGGGCGCGCCGTCGGTCTCCTCGCCCCGGCCGGCCACGGTCACCGCGCCGTTCAGGCGCACCGGGAACTCGCGCCCGTCGATGGCCGAGAACACGCGCACGCGGCGCTCGCCCAGGAGGACCGCGTACCGCTCGACGGCGTCGCGGTTGATGAAATGCGTGTTGCGCACGGACTCGCGGCCCGTGAACAGGCGCGCCAGGTGGCGTGAGCCCTTGCGCTTGGCCAGGCCGTTCACTACGTGCACGAGGCCGTTGTCGAGGGCCGTGACCTGCCCGGGCTGTCTGTTGGCCGCGGGTTGCTGGCTCACGCCGCCCAGGAGGTTCTGGACCGCGATCTCGGTCAGGGGCATGGCCTAGTACCGGCGGCGCAGGATGTTCCGGGCCACGTCCGTGTTGCGCGCGTTGGCCTGGCTCGTGCCGAGCTCCTCGCGCGCCAGCACCTGCAGCGCGCGGGCCTCGTCGTCCATGCTGAACCGGTACAGGGCCGGGTCCCCGAGGATGCGCGCCTGCACGTTGCGCCCGGCCCGGACCATGACGTAGTGCCGGAACGAGTCCGGGGTCTCGTCGAAGTCCAGGAGGCGCACGAGGTCCACGCGGACCTCGGCGAAGCGCGAGAGGTCGAAGGGGTCCTCGTCCCGCGCCTGCGCGCTCTTGTCCCACAGGCACCGCCCGTCGGTCGGGTGCGTGCGGATGATGAACTCGGTGTTGAACCAGAAGCTGGTCGTGCCCCACGGCCCGCGCCGGGGCGTCTCCACGCGCGCCACGTCGTCCGTGACGGGCACGCGGTCGCTCACGTTCTTCGGGAGCTGCACGGCCCGCTCGATGTTGAAGAACCAACCCTGGTCCTGGACCTGGCGGTTCACCGTCTCGATCTCCTGGAGCGCGAAGGCCGCGTCCGGGGCCAGGTTGGCCGGGTCCAAGCTGGACACGGGGCGCCGGCCCAGCATACGCAGGATGCTGTTGACCGCTTCGAGCGTGGTGAGGACGGACGCCATGGTGTGTTCAGTTGAAGGTGCCCTCCCCCGGATGGCGGTCCGAGGGAGGGCGGGGAGAGTTAACCGTTAAACATCGGTAATTTCGATGCACGCCTCAGGGCGCAGCCACGAGATACCGCACAGCTTCTTGGCGACGATCAGGGTCGATTGGTGCTCGATCCGGTAGTCCGACTCGAGGCTCATGCCGAGCATGTCCACGGAACCCACCCCGCTCGCGTGGAGCGCGAGGGCGACCGTGTTCTCGTAGTGACCCGCCGTGACCGCGCCGCCACCGTTGGCGGTCGCGGGCGCCGTGCCGCCCGAGAAGATGTTCAGCGTGCCCGAGCGGTTGGCGGCCGAGAGGTCGCCGAGGCCGGTCGCGTTGTCCGCCGACTTCAGGCGGGCCGAGATATGCAGCTGGAACCCAGCCACACGCTCGACCGTTCCGGCCGCGAAGTCCCCGTTCTTGCCGGCCACCCAGTCACGGTTCACCAGGTCGGTCTGCTGAGCGAGGTTGCTGTAGCACTCCGGCGTGATGATGACGTGGCGGTCCGACTGCGGGACGAACTTGGCGTCGAACGCGCGCTTGAGGCGGAACAGGGTCGCGACGGCCGAGGCGCCGTTGCTGTTCCAGTCCGCGTCCACGACGCGCGTGCCCGCCCGGTCGTTGTCCGGGCCCGTGGCCGTGATGAGGGTGGCGGAGCGGGCCCCGTTCGCCAGCATCAGGAGCGCACGAATGTCGTACTCCTCGGCCACGCCCTTGCCGAGTTCGGCGGCGTGTCCCGAGCGGACGTCGTACTGAGCGCGCAGTTCGTCGAACTCCGCGATCATGGTGGCCGAGATGATCGGGCCGTCCAGGAACACTTCCTTCTCGTTCGACTTGATCCGGTTCAGGAACGCGGAGTCTTGGAGGAGGTTCGTGATGTTGCCCGAGGTGTCGGGCAGGAGACCGGCCGCGCCGGCGCGACCCGTCACCAGGAACTGTCCGGACTTCGCACCGCGCGGAAGCATGCGGTGGGAAATCAGGGCGGACATGATATTGTCATTTATCTTCCCGTCAATTCGCTAGGCTGACGGCGCCGTGTCGGCTGCCTCCGGTTACCCGGAGGATGAGACTATATCATCCGAGTGCCCATGTCGTTCAAGGTACTCGATCGCCGCGCGTAAGCGGATAGGGGACTCTTTCAACATCCCAATACCCACGTTACAGCCGTGGCAGAGTAGACCGCGAACCTTCCCGGTTTTATGGGAATGGTCCACGCTCGGTTGCTTGAAGCGAACAGTCGTCATTTCGCAACGGCAGATGGCGCACACGCCGTTCTGTTTTTGCATCATGTCGGTGAACTGTTCGCGCGACAGGCCGTACTTAGTTGCTAGGATCCACCAACGCCGCCGCAGTCGGACACAGGTATTGCACTGTTGCCGAATATGTTTGCGCTTTTGAAAGCGATCAAACTCGTCGATAGGTTTGGTGATCGAGCACTGTGTACAGGTGCGCTCGGTCTCGCGCTTCGGCCCGGCTTCGGGCCTACTCCCTTGCGGGATAGTCGTTGAACCTTCCATGGATTTCTCCTTATGGCTTGGCTGCTGATTGTCTCTAGCGACTAGAGGTGTTCCAGCAATTCACGAGATTTTAGATGAACACGGTAAAACATTCATCGAAGGCGTCAAGCACTTCACCCGTGAAGAGCTTGAGCATGAGGGTGGAGCTGACACCTTCGTTGGTGAAGGTGTTGTTGACTGCACCCGGACGAGAGAGCAGGCCGTCGTCAACCATGGGGTCACGACTCCTTTTTGGGATGCGACGACGAGCCCGTGGTCGGTATCTAGCCGAACCGGGTCAGGCCGAAGCGTGGGGTCTGGAAACGAGAGGTTTCCGCCTCCACCATTCGCCGATCAGTTGTCCGCCGTGGCGGGCTGGGGACTGGACGAGAGCGTACCGGGGAGCCCCCCGGCGGGGTGTGGGGTGGACCCTATTTCACGCGGCCGTTTTTCGCGGCCGTGCAGCGCGGGGTCATCGCGCTATGCGTTACTTCTTCTTGCCGGCGCGCTTGAAGTACTCGACCTGCTGCAGGCGCTTGCTCGCCTGCGCGCGAGACTTGTACGGGCCGCCAAGGTTCTTGCCGGTGTGTGACACAACCTTGTACCCGCCCGGGACCTTGCGGATCATTCCACGTTCCCCAGGCGCGTGACCTTGATGAAGCTGCCCGGGCGAATCGTGCCCGTGGCGCCCGCGGTCTGCCACGCCACGTGCAGCTCGAGCGCGCGCGACGCGGTCACGATCAGGTGCTGGACGGTGTGGAAGGGCGCGCTGGACGCGGACAGGGTCACGGCCCCGCGTACGTTCTCGTACTCGACGTCGTTCGCGGCCGCGGCCGCGGTCGTGAGGGCCACGTGGAAGTCCGAGTCCGTGCCGGCCTCCACAAGGTGCAGGGACACCTCCACCTCGTACTGGCCGGGCTCGAGCAGGATGCGGTCGTTCGCGTCGTCCAGGCTGATGTCCCCGATCAGGAGGGCCTGGGCCGCGGTCAGGGTGCCCTGGAAGGGCTGCATGACCTTGCTGGACTGCGCGGCCGAGAGCGGGATCTTGGTGCCCACGACCGGGAACGTGCCGCCCGCGGCGGCCACGGTGGGCGTGACGGCCGCGTTGAAGGCGTGGCGGAGGGCGGTCTGGTAGGCCGCTTCCTTGGTGTACTTCTGTGCTTGCTTACTGCCCATGGGTCTACTGCTGCGGAGGTTGCGGTTGCGGGGACGAGTGCTGGACGCCCCACGCCTTGAGCGCGTCGCCAGCGGCCGCGGCCACCTGGCCGCTGCTGATGTTCTTGATGGCCGACCCGTACAGCTTGCGCTTGCGCTTGCTGCCGAGGGCGCCCACGAGCTCGAGCGCGAGCCCGCCCAGGCCGTACGGGAGGAGGGCCGCGAAGGGCGACGCCTGGCGCTTGGCGATGCGGGACTCGAGGTCGGCCCACGCCGCCTCCACGGCCGCGTCGTCGCTCGGGTCCGGGGTCTCGGACGCCACCTTCTCGGCCAGCTCGAGGTCGTCGAACTCCTGGCGCATGTCGGGAGGGACGGACGCCCGGTCCGTGCTCGCGCACCCGGCCAGGGCCATGCCGATGGCCATGACCCCGAGCAGGGTCATGAGCATGCACGCGTACGCGACCAGGTCGTTCCGGAGGAAGGCGGGGATCTTGGGCGGGGTCATTCGTGTCTCGCGATTGCCCGAGCCACGTAGCTCGCGGCGTTGTCGATGGCGTGGAGGGCCTCGTCCCGCTCCCAGGACGGGGGCGTGGACGACAGCACGTGGCGCGCGAACAGGCGCGCGCTCTCGCGCAGGGTGCGGATGCGGCTGGCCTGGTCCTCGTTCAGGACGGGGCAGCCCGAGTTCCCCAGCCGGTGGTCGATGTCCCCTCGGCTGACCGGGTCGGAGTAGTCCACGATGGAGATCCTCACTCGAGCGTCCCCAGCGAGAAGCTGGCGCGCACGCGCTCGGCCAGGGCGTCGCGGTACGCGGGGTCGGTCTTGTATCGCGGGTCGCGCCGGGCCGCGGTCCACTCGGCGTGCGACTGGAAGGGCACCGCGCCCCCGAACTGGGACTGGGGCTTGCGGCCGGCGATGACGCGAGGCGCGCGCCCGACGGCCGACTCGTACTTCGCGGCCAGGCCGTCGATGGCCAGGTTCACCATGGCCTGGTCGCTCGAGTACGCGGCCTGGTTGAAGGCCTTGCGGTCGGCCTCGCTCAGGTTGGTGGCGGCCCAGTCGATGAGCTCGCGCACGGCGCCCTCGCCCCCGAGGCGCTGCATGGCGATCTGGCTCGCCTGCTGCTCCTGGCCGCGCATGTACGCCACCTGGTTGTCGATGTACGACGGGGGCAGGCGCGGGTACTGCTTGGCGAAGGCCTGGCGCGAGGCCTCGCTGATCTGGCCCGTCTGCGCGTACTCCTGGGTCATCTGGGCCACGATGTCCGGGCCCACGGGCTCCGGGGCCACCGGCGCGGCCGGGGCGCCCTCGGGCAGGCGCATGCCCTCCACCGGGGCCGGCGCGGGGGCCTGGGCGGCCGGGGCTGCCGGAATGGCAGGCTGGCCCGACCCCATGCGGCGTTCGAGCTCGCCGTACGCCTTGGCCAGGTCCTCCACGGTCTTGAACTTCTCGGGCAGGGACGGCGGACGCTGGTCCGGGATCACGGGCGCGCCCGCGGGCGAGAACTCGACCTTGGTGGTCTTCCCGCCGGGCTGGGACGTGACCGCCACGTTGGTCTCGGTGGGGGCCGCGGGCGGCGCGGCGGGGGCCGGGGACGTGAACGGCACGGACGAGAACTCGGTCATGCTGGGGTCGCCTTCGGGGGTTCGGTGTTCTTGGTGCCCTGGGACGGGCCGAGGCCCATGCGCTCGGCCGCGCCCGGGCCCAACTGGTTCACGACGTTCGGGCCCACGCGCTGGGCCATGGCCATCATCTGGGCCTGGCGGTTCTGCTCCGCGACCTCGGCCTCGCTCTTGACGAGCCCGGTCGTGTCCACGCCCGCGGCCGTGAAGATGGCCCCGATGAGCACGCGCGCGTTGATGTACTGGGCCAGGGCCTCGGGCCCCACCACGGACGCCGCGGCCTGGGTCGCCACGTTGATCTTGGCCAGCTCCTGCCCGCGCCCGAGGGCCTCCACGCCGGTCACGATGGCCGGCCGGATCGTCTTCGGGGGCAGCTTCTGGATGCGCTTCTGGCGCGTCAGGCGGTCCATGAGCATCTGGACCAGGGGCAGCTGGAGCTCCTGGGACAGGACCGAGAACACGCCGCCCAGGGTGGACTCGAGCTCCTGGGCCACGTACCGGATCTCCTCGGCCGTGACGCGCTCGGCGTTCCGCTGCACGGCCGTGTTCAGGAGGAACGCGCGCGCCAGGCGCTCCTCGATCCCGGCCTTGGTGCTGAAGGCCACCTGCAGGTCCCCGTTCTTGCTGACCTGCGGGTAGGTCACGTCCGTGGCCCGGCCCACCACGAACGCGCCGTTCGGGGCGTTGTTCAGGTCGTCCGCGGTGGCCGCGCCGGCCGGGTCCACCAGGCCCACCAGGCGCGCGGAGATGGCCGCGGCCTCCAGGATGGCCTTCATGAGGCCCTCCAGGGACAGGAGGTCGCCCACGATCTCCTCCACCATGCCCCGGCCGTAGTCCTCGCCGTCGACCGTGGCGTACCGGAGGACCAGGTAGGGCAGGAGCTCGGGCCTGTACGACCCGGCCGAGTCGGGCACGTACTTCCCCTCCAGGGTCTGGTGCACGTGGTACTTCTCGTCCGCGGGGTCCCACTCCACGCACGTGTGCAGGCACACGGCGGGGCGCCCGCGACCGGCGCGGTCGTTCGCGAAGGCGGACACGCCCTCCTGAATGGGGTTCGCGGTCGGCGCGCTCGAGCTGACGAGGGCCTCCAGGTCGGGCGGGAGCGTTTCCCGATCCAGTTCTTCCTTCGTCACCAGGCACTCGAGCCACCCCATGGGGCTGCGCCGGGCCACGTACTGCTCCAGGCCAAGGACCCGGCTCGACCCGTCCGCCTGCACGTGCAGGCACACGTTCCCGGCGATCAGGAGGTGCTTCAGGGCCTCGAACAGCTTCACGCGCAGGGCCATGACCTCGAACTCCGAGGCGATGACCTTCTCCATGCGCGTCAGGCCCTCCTCCACCTCCTGCTGGACCTTCGGGCCGGCCCCGCGGAGGGCCTCCGGGTCCTGCGGCACCAGGCGGAAAAAGGGCTGCGTGGGCGGGAACAGGCTCAGGAGGAGCTTGCTGGCCAGGTTGTTCACGCCCTGCGCCCCCAGGCCCTGGTACGGCGTGGGCAGGTCCGAGTCCGCGTTGTGCCCCAGGTCGGGCACCAGGGACGGGATCGTGACCTTCGAGCTCGTGCGCGCGCGCCGCAGGAAGGGCTCGCGGTCGAACGCCCCCTCGAGGTACGTCCGGCCCGCGTCGCGCATTTCTTACAGGCCGATGCGCGGCTGGCGGGCGGTGCCCGTGGGGTTCAGGGGGATGCGCAGGCTGTCCAGGGTGGTCTGGCCGGGGCGCAGGCGCTTACCGGACTTCGCGGGCTCGAGCTCGGTGGCGGACGGCGGGGGCGGGGGAGGCGGGGCCAGCGGGGCGGGCGCGTTCTTGGTGAAGCCGGGGGAGGCGAAGCACATCAGGTCGCGGTGGCGGTGGGGTTCGGGGGGCTGGCGTGGGCCTGGCGCGCCAGGTGCGTGCGGAGGTACCGCACCACCTCCAGGCGCCCGGCGTGGCGGTGCATGTCCGCGGCCAGGGCGTTCGGGTCGGACCCGACGATCTTGTCCGGGAACCTGTCGGGCCAGACGGCCTCCAGGTGCTCGACCAGGGCGGAGGGAATGGGGGGCGGACCCCCTGCCAGATTGGCAGACATCGGGCGACCCTACTTCTTTCCTGTGGGGTAGGACCGAACCCTTTTCAGGGCGGCCAGGGCCTTGCGCAGGGCCACGCGCCGGGCGCAGTCCTCGTCCGTGAGGGGCTGGCGCCGGTCGCGCACGGGCTCGCCCAGGATGAGGTCGGCCTGGGCGCGCTTCTCGCGTAGGTACGGCAGCACGGCCGCCAGGAAGAACCGGGCGTTCCCGCCCGCGCACGACCACTGGTAGCACGGGCGCACGGACGCCGTGCCGTCGCGCAGGGGGCGCACGGCCCCGCCGTACCAGTCGCACAGCTGGCACAGGGTGGGCAGGTGGCAGTTGGACACGCTCACCACGGGCGTGCCCTCCTTGTACATCATGCACGACTCGGCGTCGCTGAA